GCGTTATTCTTCCCTCTCCAGGGTGTGCTACATAATTCATCTTACTATCCTAACTCACATTGCTTATTTTGTCAAGCCCTAATTTAGAGCAACACAAGTAGCGGTGCTGGCAGTAGCATTAACTCGACTAACTTGTAATGTTAGGATTTGACCAGCCGTAACTGGAAGTATTGCAGTACCGCCACCACTAGTTACTACGGATAAGTTTCCAGTAGTAAGCACATATAGTGCCTTAGATGGCTCTGCCATATTAACGGTATCACTTTTAGTTACTGCCGTAATTCTGTCTACGCTTGCTTGCCAATAGTTACCACTTCTAATAGTCATAACTATACTCCGTAATCTGGTTGAGCATTAGTTGGACTAAGCGCCCACTTATAGTTTAGAACATAAACTCGTAAGTTTGTTGCTCCGTCTAGAGTAGTAGTTGTTGTAACCGTGTTACTTTCTACTACTGTTGCGCTAAAGGCTGATGCACTTGCGGCTTCAATTCCTTCAACTCCAGCTGTAGTTCGGGTATAAACTTCAATAGGCATAGATGCAATATTTCGCATACCGATACCAAGTTTTGCTCCGTAACCAATAGCAATTGTTACACTTGCTCCGTCCTGTTGTGGGACTAGAACACCTGTAACTGTTTTGAAGGCTTTATTACCAGTAATTGTACCAGCTGTATCAGCTGTAACTGCAAAGTTTTCGGTGATAGTTGTACCTTCTACGTTTGTACCAGTTACTACGACGTTACCAGCAGCAATATCAACAGCTGTTGTAGCAGCGACTTTAACTGTTAGGTTACGAGGCACATCTGGCTGGGTAGCCGTTAATGTGGTAGTAGCCGTAGAACTAACTGCAGTTGCTACTAGTAGTGCTGTTAAACTTGTTGCTTTAGGTGCGCCTAGTTTAGTAGCAACAAATGATACTGAGAGGATATTTCTTTTTCCTCCTGCACCATTGTCACCGTATGTATGACGAGAATATCGTCGTGTTTTATTGAGAGACATTATAATTCTCCATTCCTTTAAATTTTATGTGGTATAGGAGGGACGAATCCCTCCACTACCTTTTTATTTTACTGTTTGTTCCCTAACTAAGAGTTATCGCCCTTTGAACCGTAAATTCCACGAAAATCTGAGAATCCTGCGCTCCAACGAGCTACTACAGACCATTTAGCGGATTTGGTGTCAAAGTCATATTCAGGACCTTCGAGGCCACGGTCGTCACGGTCGAACCAGTTAAGTTCGTTTTTCTTGCTATCAATCAAGAACCAAGCAGTATCGCTACCACCAGCAGCTGAACCAAGGAAATCCCAGACTACCAAGTTCAATTTACCCTTGTAAGGGTTAATGTCGTTGTTGCCTGTGCCTGTTCGTAGTTGGCTTTCTAGTAATATACGTGCTTCTTTTTCAAGAGCAGGTGCTACCAATAGAGTATCAGGTCGAACCATCATAAGTTCGCCGTTATTATCTACTGTTGCTCGCATTGCTACAAGAGCGACTTCGAGAGAATCCTCATCAAGGTCAGCAGTTGTATAGTTGCTTGCAGTACCACCCTTTTTCAGTGGGTGAGTTGTGCTAACTAGAGCAACACCGTCGCCAGCTGTGAAGGTAGCAGAACCACCGCCACCGACTGTAAAGGCATAGTTAAATATGTCTGCGCCGTATTGTTCTTTTGTTAGAGCTTTGTGCTCAGCTAGACGAGCTGGAGCTTTTTTGATGATATTGTACTCATCGTCTTGGTACATTTCGTAGGTTACAATTTCACCATCACCGAAGGTCAAGTGGTTATAACTTACTGGGTAGCCAGCGGTAGGAGAACTATATGAAATAGCATCACCTTCTGGTTTTCGGACCATTTTGCCCGAACCTGTTACTGAGGTATCTTTCTCGTAAGCTTTTGAACTTTTCTGGACATTAAAGATTTGAGCAATTAAGCTTGGAAATCCATTAGTCGTCTGTTCAAATATAGTACGGAAAGATGGGTCCATCAGTTGTGGCCATTCGGGTCGTGCGTTTAATGTTGCCATATACTATTACCCATTTACTTTGTATTTATGTTCGTTGATAATGTAGACACCCGTGGTGTTATCGCTTTTGTAACCAAATCCGATACATTCTAGTTGTCCAGTTGTTCCAGTTGTAGACGTATCTACTAACTGAGCGCCTGTTGCACCAATAAGGTCGAAACAAGTTCCGACGTGTGCAGCAGCGAATGTTGTAACTAAGTTGTCGTTTGTTACAGCATATTTATTGTCGTCTCCAACAGCTACTAGAACTTTAACAGTTCCAGCCGTGTCTCCAAGTGCAGTTCTAAGTGCAGTGGAAGCTGTTTTGGCAAAATCGTTGGATTGACCACCGACTACCATACCGAGTAGTGTAACTCCTGGGATAGATGCGCTTGTGACGCGCCCAGCCGTAAGAAAAACAAAATCTCCAGCTGTTACGGTAACACCGTCAGCTACAGGATACTCTTTTGTGACACCATTGTATCCGCCTTCAGCGGAACCAATTAATTGTGGCATATTTTTGTCCTTTATTTATTATATTCAGCAAGTTGTTCTACTGTCAATCCCATTTTTTCTGCCATTTCGATTTGGGCTTTGGTAAACGTAGGTTTATCATTGCCCGTTTTCTTACTGGTCTGGGTTGACGTAGTGCTTGCTTGTTCTTTTGTTTGATTCACAACATCATCTTTCTTATCAGTTTCATCATATCCTAAACTATTCCAAGCTTTTTTAAGTCCTTCTGCCATAGACAGTGTTTTACCACGGGCTTCATAGGCTTGTCCGATAATATCCAATTCGTCTATTACTTCGGTACGTAGTTTTTCGTCGCTTACCATCTCTGGGTGCAATTCTGCGAAGGCACTATAGTCCTTTGAATACTCTTTTTCCATTTGTTCTTTTGCCCACTTAGTAGCGGGGTCAATTACAGGTGAAGTAGCATTTTCGTCAGTTGCGGTAGCTAATTTCTCAGCAAATGCTGGGTCGGTTGCGACTAAAGCAGCCACTTTGTTGAACCTTTCGGTTGCATCTTTGGCTTCTTTAGCTGTACGCTGACCCTCAGTAGATGAGTTTGCGTATGCGTCTTCTAAGTTTTTGATGTACTCTTCGGGAGTTTCCCCCTTCAGCTGTGTAAATCGTTTCTTGAACTCAGCTTTGGTCTCTTCCTTGGTTTCGCCTTTCGACTTGTCGTCCTCGGTTTTTTCCTCACTTTGTTCTTTTCCAGTGTCTGTCGAGTCTTCTTGAGTATTATCTTCGGATTTTTCGTCTTCTACTTGCGTAGTTTCTACTATTTCCTCAGCTTTTTTGTCATTTTCGACTTTTTCAGTAGTATCCTGGTCTGCCATATGTACCCTTCTGGTCTCTTTTAGGAGTTTCCCTCGTTAAATAAGTTATCAACGCACTCGGCAAGCGCATTGAATGGCTTATTTAAGCCTTTTTTTCTTGTTTGTTAGCGTATTTACAAAGGTCGTAGATGAATCTAGCTCCCTCGATATTACCCCTGTTTTGAATAACATTGCTGAAATCAGTTGAGGTAGTGACTACCCATTCAGCTTTAATATGTTGGTATATATCACCAGCCGCCATTATTGCCCTCATTGATTGAGTCTCGTAGAGCGTGGCTAGTAACTCTTTTTGTTCCGTGCTTAGCTTCTTATATACGTCAGCTTCCATACTTATCCTATTATTATGTTATTATAGTTTTTTCTCAAGGGTCAGGCTCTAGTTTCGTCTAATTGAGCATTTTGAGCCTCAGCGCCAGCAGGGGTAGACGGTTGAATGTCAACCGCTTGTGCTTGCGGTGGAGTATTAGAACCTGGGCCCCCTTGCGGTCCTGGAGTTGGCATTGCACCACCACGAGACGAGTGTTCGCCCATAATGTGAGCGCCAATGTTAGCTTGAACTGGTTGAGGTAATGCGAGGAAGGCAGGAGTATTAGTAAAGTGGAGATGTTCCAACGTATGAGCTTCAGTAGCACCATCAGTAGGCACGAGAGGTATTCCAGTAGCCATAACATTATTCTCTTGAATTGCAAGACGGGCCCACTGGTCGTCAGTGAGACCTTTACCACGCATCCAGTCCTTAGGGTCTTCATCATTAACCTTTAGGTATCTTTGGACGGCTTTGTTGGCATCAATAGTATTAGCCAGTAATGGATTCAAGGCAATCAATCCGAACATCTCGGTAATCTTAGCCTGTTGAAGAGGTTTAGATAGGATAGGGGCTGGTGAAGCCGACATCGTAACATCAAAGTCACCTTCCATGAACTTAGCCATCTTAGGGTCTAAGACAAATCCGCTGTTACCCTCAATCTCAGTAGAATCTAGTGAATAACCACCATTCTCTTCCTTGACAGAGTATTGACGACCCTGTACTTTTATTGTTCGATATACTTTTTTACCAAGAGCTTCGCTATCGGCAGTTAATCTAACAACTCTAGCGGCAGGATAGAAGAATTGAATATTGCTCCACTTCAATCTTCCTTGTCGGATGATGTTATCCATCTCAGCCTGAATAGCAATAAGAGTAATTCTCTTTTGAGCCATCTCTTTCATTATAGCGGCTTCGGTAGCGGTTGAACCTGTTGGAACATTCTGATTATTATCAGAAATACCATGGGCTCTTCGGATATCTTCTAGGAGCATTTCCTCTTCTTTGTAAGAAGATGGGTCAGTGTTACTAAAGTTAAGCTCTTTAATAACTTGGTCGAGGCTCATACCATTAGTATTTACCTGAACAAGTCCATTAGGACGACTTCGCAAGTCTTCCTCATCTATATCAACTAAGTCATTAGCCAAGAACACCTTATTACTATTTAGATTCTTGTCATCTAGGCGTAAGCGTCGAAGACTAGCTCGTTCCTCAGATAATGAGAATATAACTCTAGGTATACCCATACCATAAATACGTCCAGGGACCATATAGTGTCTATAGACAGAAATATTAAGTTCTTTATGCTTGAAGGGAATCGGTCCTCGCCTAATAAGAACATTATTAGCCAATACGTCATAAGAATCGGTTTCCTTATTGGTATAGTGGAGGATTTCTACTTCATCATTGGTAACATCTACTGCTTGTTTGAAAAATTGGAAAGAATTATTAAGTTGTCCAGCAGCTTTAACCAGATTTGCGTTCATAAAGCCTGGTTTTTTGCCATATCGTAATTTAAATGTCTTAATATCTAAGATTTCACGTTCAATATCATCCCTGGCATTCTCCATTTTCCTAGCACCTGGGTCAACATAATTCATTGAGTTTTCAACAAACTCAGTTACAGTATCGTCATAGTCTACGATTTCTCGTTTCTTATAAACAATATTCCCATCTTTGTCTAGAGAGTCTGGGTCTTGGACCATCCTTTTCTCGTAACGGTATCTCTCCCTGACAAAAGAAGTACCCCTAATAGCGGCACAGTTTTTAGCCTGATAAGTCTCAAAATCATAACCAGTACGGTCCATTGAGTGTTTTAGGACATCATTACAAAATTGTTCTTTGGCTAAATCAGATGATTCAACCTGTTCTAGATTAGGTCGGCTTCTACGTTCGATAACTTCCTGAGCACTTGATTGGATAGCAGCAAAAGCATCTGGTAAAACTAAGTGGGAGCGCCAGTCAC